CAGGACGTTCGTCGCAAGGTGCTCCGCGTACGCTTTGCCCGAAGACCCGGGTTCCTGCTCGATGACGATCGGGACGTTCACACCGTCGGCTCTGGCCGTGTTGAGAAGGAGGTTCTCTACACCAGCTGGTGGCAGCTTTGCACGTTGCATGTCAAATATGCACGTGAGCGCTGTTGGGAGTCCGGGTCGTCCGTTCGTGCCGATGAGTGTACCGACTGTCCAGTCACCCTTCTTCTTCTTCTTCCCGTCCGTGGCTGCGATGTCCCACGAGCGCACCCAACGGTAGAGCTGTGGGTTTTCCAGCTGGTCGATCATTCGGATTTGCTCTGGATCGGCCTTTGTTTCGCCGATTGGCTTCGGGTCTTGCTGGTACATCGCGTTGAAGATGAAGTCCCCCACAACGTCCCTGATCTGGAGGAGCTTCTCCTTCGGGTACCGAGCCGGCCACAGAGCTTCACCGGGTGCTCTGTTCAGAACGTCGTTGTCTTCGGCGAGAGCCGGCATGCGGATCACAGTCCACATGTGGTTCTTGTCGTTCTTGATGAGCCACCCGATTAGGTCGTTGAGGACCCACCGAGTCGCGAGGATGACGCAAGAGCCTCCTGGCTCTAGACGCGTATAAGCAACGGAGCTGAACCAGTCGATGATGCTCTGCAGTACAAGATCGGAGCTCGCTTCAGCCCAGTTCTTGAGGTAGTCGTCGATGACCAGCAGATTAGCACCACGACCCGTGATCGGCCCACCGATTCCGACCGAAGCCATTCCTCCGCCTTCGGTGGTAAGGAAGAGATCGGTACGTTGAACGTCATCCCTGATGCGCGTGTCGAGGAGCTGGGGGCCGTCTGTTGCGTCGTCCAGAAGGAAAGAGTCACGGACACGACGACCAAACCCACTAGCAAGCTCAGCAGCGTACGTGGAAAGAATAACATTTGCCCAGGGCCAGTGCTCAAGGAACCAAATTGGAGTGTGGACACTGATCTCCTCCGATTTGCCGTGGCGTGGTGGGAGCTCCACTATGATTCTGGCATCGCCCTGGCTTATCTCGTGCGCCAGGATACTTGAGAGGAAGAGGAGGTGCTCTGCTGGCACCCACTTACCGCCTGTCCTGAAGTTTGCGAGAGTCGCAGGTGTGAACTTCACTGCGTCCCGGAACTCCTTGGACCGAGGATCGAGGATCCCCTCGACCGCTAACTGCAAGTCCGTCTGACTCGGAGGGGTCGGTGGGAGTTGCTGCTCGAAGGTCTCGGACAGGAGTTTGAAGTCATCAAGCACGATCGGCCCCTCCTGCGCTCGCGCCCTTAATGGAGTCCGGTCTAACGCTAGCTTCAGCTTGCTCCTGCTCCGCTGATTGCGTGTTCTCGCCCGGAGCTCCTGTCAGATCGTAAGGACCTGCGAGATCCTCTGGTGTGATAAGCTCCTCCGCACGTTGTCTGGACTTGAACTGCCGACCTTGGAACTGCTCGTGCGGATTGGGGAGGGCGCGCTGAGTGGCTTTCGTGACTCGGATGATGACTTCCTGCAGATTCTTCGAGGCCTCCGGATCCTTGAGGACGGAGCTGAGGATTCCCCGCCCTTCTGCTGCCATGTTCCCTTGGGCCGCGTTCTCGTAGATTTGGCCCGATTTCTGCGCCAGGGAGCGCATAATCAGCTCGAAGCTGGTGTCTTCTGGGGTTTCTTTCTGGCTCAGGGGGCCCGCAGCCGGGAGACCCACGCTCACGCGCTGGATACCGACCAGTTTCTGGAGGAGATCGGCCGCAGTCTTCGGGTTCATGTCGTCGAAGAACTTGGGCGTGTTGAGGACCTTCTCCTTCAATTGTGCAAGGAGGTTCGAGGCAAGTACGAAGTGCTCGTCTTCGACCGACATCTGGCGTTTCAAGCGCAAGTGACGGTAGGCAGCTTCCTTGTAGACGTCGTATGCTCTGGCTCTGGGACGCCACAAGTAGAGGATTGATGTTTCGTACAGAAGGGCGTTCAGCCGTTTCGGGTCCCACTTCTGAGCGTTCGGGAGTGGTTGACTCTGATCCATCAACTGGAGGAGCTCCTCGTTGTGGGAGAGCTTCGACAGCTCCCTGGGGCCTTCGTTGATCTGCTCCAGGTACATTTGGAAACTGCCATAGGCGAAGCCAGGTTCGAAGTCGAGCTTGTGCCAGAAGGGGCGGCCATCTGGTAAGGTGGGGTAGCCGTACTCGAAGCTGAGGTCGGCGTAAGCCGCTTTGAGGGCCTGGACTTCTTCCTTCTCTGGCAGCTGCTGGAGGGGGAGGAGATCGACTCGGTAGTAGCCTACTGGGAGACCCTCTGACGTGGAGGGGACCCTCGGCTGAGCTCTCTGGACCAACTGGGCTCTGTATGAGAGTACAGGAGCTCCGTTCGTCGGGGGTGCGACCTCTACCTTGAGAGCAGGGGCGTTCATATCCCTATTATAAATGGTTCTTGGTGGGACTGTCAACAGGAATCTCTAGGTCATTTGATGGTCCATGGGGTCTGGGTAGGTGGTTACAATTTTTTGCAATATGGCCAAAAGTTTGCCGGATTTTCGTTACGTTGGTTGGGGCCCTGCCTCTCGTCACATACACAGAACGAATCTGTCGATTCGAAATATTACGTAGCCGCCCCGCAAAAGCGCAGTTATAATAGGGGTATGATGAATAGTTCATCATACTTATCAAACATGATAAGTTCAATAGACAGGAGATAGCAATGGCAAAGCAAACTGCAGGGCAGGAAGAAGTGGTGGTGGAGTTCGATGCCGCCAAGTACATCAAAGAAGCAGGCAGCAAGAGCGCAGCGATCAGGAAGCTCACGGCGGAAGGCAAGACGAGGAGCGAGATCGCGAAGATGCTCGGAGTGATCTACCAACACGTGAGGAACGTGCAGATCACCCCGATCAAGAAGCAGAAGTAGGTAGGAAGGAGGGGGGAGCCGCAAGGCTCCTCCTTCTGATCCCACGACAAGGAGATGACGATGACGATGCTGTGGATAGCGGTAGTGGTCACGGGGCTTACGATCTACCTCGTGGCGGTTCGCCCAGTGCTTCGCCGGCTGGGCGTGGTGAGGAGATAGCCATGTGGACTATCTTAGTGTGGCAGGGGGCTCTGCCCTACACCTACGGCCCCTTCGCCAACCAGCAGGCGGCCAACAGGTGGGCAGAGGAGCATAGCTTAGTGGGATGGCGACTCTGCCAGCACACCCCGCCCTTCTGATCCGCAGACGGAAACCCGCCCCGTAAGGTGGGTTTCTTGTTGGACCCAAGGGACCAGGACCGGTCGACCGATCGCCCGCCCTAGTTAGCGCTACTAAGGTCGCCCAACGATGCTCCTCCGGAGGCACCGGCCCGATCGCAAGGTTGCATGCCCTAGCCCGTGCGCCGGCGGATGGCCCAAAGCAGCCCCGGAGTAATACCCCTATTCACAGGCGGGTTATAGGCATACAAACGTTTGATTTGCCGACCTTAAGGGGGGTGTGTTATAATATGGGTATGATGAATGATTCATCATACATATCCAAAAGATATGTCAACCAGTTAGACGAGGACAGTATGACCACAAAGACGAAAGTGCAGGTCCCGGAAGGTTTCGACGCGGTCAAGTTCATCGCCGAGTCCGGCTCCAAATCGGCCGCGATCCGTCGGTTGACGGCCGAGGGCAAGACGAGGTCGGAAATCGCGTCCATGCTGGGTCTCCTGTACCAGCATGTCAGGAACGTCCAGATCACGCCCATCAAGAAGGCCAAGTAACAACGAGACCCGGTCGAAAGGCCGGGTTTCTTTTTGTTTGTCGGGACCGGTCGACCAGGCAGTTTTAGGCTAGCCCCCGAGCGGGGCGGACATGTCCGTATGACCACGAAAATCAAATTTATGACCTGTCACCCAATTCCGCAAACCGAAAACCGACCGGTTAACGGCCTTGTCCTCAGGCAGTCCTTAGGCTAGCCCGTGCGACGGGGTGCGGGGTCAAATCATATAGTCCGACCATAAGGAGACACTTGCTTTGACCCTCGTGACCGCTATATAATAGAGGTGTACGCTCGAAAGAGGGTACAGTCGCGGCTCAGAGGCCGCGGCTAACGTTCTTTCACAACCGGAGTAACTACCATGGCGAAAGCCAAACCGCAAGTGCAACAACCGGCGACCGCGCAAGCGGCCCCCACCACCGAGCAGGCGAAGCCCACCGAACAGGTGGAGCTGAAGACGATGGAAGGGGTTACGGCCGAGAACTTCACGTCCTACACCAAGGAGCAGCTGATCGCGGGCTACGGCAACAAGAGCAACGCGATCCGTGGTCTCGCGGCCTTGGGCGTGAAGCCGGGGCCGATCTCGAAGCACCTGGGCATCCTGTACCAGCACGCGAGGAACGTCCTCTTGCGTCCGCTGAAGCGGGTGATCAAGGAGCAGAGAGCAGCGCAGGCCGCACCGGCCGGAGAACAGCCCGCCGGCAAGTAGTACCATGAAAGCCCTGACATATGGGGTGATCGTGGGTTTGGCCCTAGTGGTTCTGATCATCTGGATCGCTAGGCATCTGTGAAGTACGGGGGCGGATCTTCGGATCCGCTTCCGACACCGGAGATACAACATGGCCAAGCGCCAATTCGCAGTGCAGATGCGCCCCGACCGCACAACGCCGGGAACCTACCTCTACGCCGTCCCGGGTGACAAGCGGGCGAGCGCGGAGGTGAAGAACCTCTACGTCGGCAAGACAGCGTTCGCGGATATGTCCGCCCCTCCGGGCGAGATCACCGTGACCGTCTCGTACGACGACGGGAAGAAGTAGCAGTAGAACAGGAGCCGCCTGTAACAGGGCGGTTTCTTTTTGTCCGTTGAGGGACATGTCGATATGTCAACCGATGGAAGAGTCCCGTGGACCAGTCTGAGCCTAGCCCTCGCGCCGGCTTTCGCGATCTTGGGACCAGTCGACTGCTCTAGCAACCTCGGGAGAGCCTTCGATGGTAGGAAAACTTACGGAGTGTGCGACCATCTAAAGGAAGTAACGAAGTACTGCATTCCCGAAGTTCTAACTTGTTGATTTTTAAGGGCTTTAGTAGTTCAGTAGTTACAGTTCCTAATCTGTTTAGTGTTCTATAGGTGGGAGACACATTGGGGACATTCAATTCCTGTATACCTACCCTGCCCAATAAATTGTATGTATAACCAGCCATATTTCCCCAACTTGTAACCACTTGATAGA